GCCCTGATGGTTGGGCTAAGCAGGGTGCCAAGTGTATCATCTTGTGTAACGAAGAGAGCTATGAACGTGTAGGTGCACGGTATCTATGTGCTGCAACTAACATGACTATGGACGAGGTTCGTGCTAACATTTCTCTAGCTCGCTCACGGTATGAGCCTGTCCGTCAGAACATTCGCATCAAGGATAGTACCAACAAAGATATGCGTTGGGTTGAGGCTGTTGTTAAACACGAGAAGCCTGACATTGTTATCCTAGATATGGGTGACAAGTTTGCCACCAAGAGCAGTGACAAGTCTGATATTTACTTGAAGGATGCAGCTATCCACGCACGTAACATTGCAAAGCAGTACAAGTGTTGTGTTGTATGGATGTCACAGTTGTCTGCAGTAGCAGAGGGTAAGGTCTTTGTTGACCAGTCCATGATGGAAGGCTCTAAGACAGGTAAGGCAGCAGAGGCTGACCTAATGATCCTTATCTCTAAGAACCCTGTAGTTGAGGGTGCAGAAGAGCAAGACACTCAAAGGCACTTGAACATTGCCAAGAATAAGCTTAAGGGTGGATACCACGGTGTTATCCATACAGAGCTAGACGGAGGGCGTTCTATCTATACGTCCTAGAGGAGAGACAGATGCGACTTGTACTAGACGTAGAGAATAGTATCACTAAGCGGGACGGAAGGGATCACATTGATCCGTTTGAACCTTTGAATAGCTTGACTCAAGTGGGCCTGCTTAACGTAGACAATCACGAAGAGTTGCACATTGTAACACTGGATCACGTAGAATACAAAGATAAGTCAGGGCTAGGTCGTGCATTTGTACAGCAAGTACTAGACATGACTACCCTGCTTATTGGTCACAACCTACAGCACGACTTGATGTGGCTGTGGGAGAGTGGCTTCAAGTATGACGGTGACGTATATGACACTATGCTTGCAGAGTATCTGTTGCTACGTGGACAGAAGCAGCCACTGTCTCTTGCCGCTTGTGCTGAGCGGCGCAACCTAGAGGTACAGAAAGATGACACGCTTAAGACTTACTTTAAGCAAGGATATAATACTAACGAGATTCCTCTTCGTGAGCTTAGCCATTATCTCCGGTGTGACCTTCTCACTACTAGTGAGTTGTTCCACTCAATCGAACGGGATTATGCCAAGCCCGAATCCGACTCCCTTTCAACCGTTAGGGGAGTTACTTTCAGAACCTGCAAAACCCTTACCAGAATGTACATGTCAGGGTTCAAAGTAGACAGGCAGGAACTAAACAAAGTGCGTGACTTGTTTGAGAAGGAACGTGCTGACATTGAGACACGCTTGCAATACAAGGTGCGTGAGCTTATGGGCGACACGCCTATTAACCTCAACTCTCCAGAGCAGATGTCTCAGGTTGTGTTCTCTCGTAGTGTAAACAATAAGAAAGAATGGGTAGACCTGTTCAACTTTACTAATACACCACAAGAGTTTAAAGCTGCAGTCAATGCAAACAGTAAGACCCTGTATCGCACTAAGGCATTCACTTGCCATACCTGTGAGGGACAAGGTAAAACCTACAAAGTAAAGAAGGATGGCACAAAGTATAGCAAGCCTAACAAATGTAAGGATTGCGATGCCCGTGGCTATCAACTAGAAGAGACTAAGCAGGTGGCTGGACTTAAGTTTACAGCACCAAGTAAGGCATGGGTCAGTGCTAATGGGTTCAGCACGGGTAAAGATAACCTTGACACGCTTATCTCTACAGCTAAGAATAACAACATGCAGGATGCAGTTACATTCTTGTCTGACTTGAAGAGGCTGTCCGCTGTATCTAGCTATCTGTCTAGCTTTGTGGATGGCATTGATGGCTATACTAAGCACGATGACTACCTTCATGTAGGCTTGACGCAGCACATAACAGCTACTGGCCGCTTCTCTGGGCGTAATCCTAATATGCAGAACATGCCACGTGGCGGTACGTTCCCAGTTAAACGTGTGTTCACCTCTCGTTGGGATGGTGGCTACATTGTCGAGGCTGACTTTGCACAGCTAGAGTTTCGCACTGCTGCCTTCCTTGCACAAGACGACACTGCCATGCGTGAGATTGAGACAGGCTTTGATGTGCATAGTTATACAGCTAAGGTTATCACGGATGCAGGCCAGCCTACGTCACGACAGGCTGCAAAAGAACATACCTTTGCTCCTCTGTTTGGTGCCACAGGGTATGGCCGTAGCAAGGCAGAGCAGGCGTACTACACGCACTTCACTGAGAAGTATGCAGGTATAGGCAAGTGGCACCAGAAACTAGCCTCTGAGGCTCTACGCTTCTTGAAGATCACTAATGTGTCAGGCAGGCAGTATGCTTTCCCTGACGTAGCACGTAGGGCTAATGGTTCCCCTACCCACTTCACTATGATTAAGAACTACCCGGTGCAAGGCTTCGCTACAGGGGATGTAGTCCCTGTTGTATTAAATGAGTTGCATCGTATGCTAAAGCCGTTACAGTCTGTCTTGGTTAACACAGTGCACGACAGTATGGTCATAGACGTACACCCAGACGAGAAAGAAAGGGTGCTACATATTATTGATAGTCTCAACCAGAACATTAATACTTTGGTTGAGGATACTTACGGCATAAAGCTAAACGTTGAGCTACTTTTGGAAGCAAAAATAGGTCCGAATTGGCTTGACACAAAGGACATATGACGGTATAACTAGGACTCTTTGATAAGCTCTAAGGAGATACTATGAGCACAGAACTTACTATTGCAAATGAACGTGGCCTGTCTATGGCAGACCTTATGGGTATCAGCACAGGAGGTTCTACCTCTCAGTCTAGCCCTAATCTTTCCCGTGTAGGCATGATCCATCAGCCTGTCATGGGTGAGGTAGACTTCAACGGCAAGAAGATCAAGACAGAGGTTCTGCCTATTGGTACGTACACTGTCACCCGTGGCGAGGAAGTTGTTTATGCAACTGAGCTTCGTATCCGCATCTTCGCAATGCGTCAACAGTGGACACGCTGGAACGCAGACACTAATGAAATGGAAAAGTCTGTTCTTGCTAACAACTTGAACGGTGATCTTAAGGATAACATTGGTGGGTTCAACCTTGGTCGGCCTTCTGGTTACATCGAAGACTTCAACGCACTGCCAGATAAGACTAAGCAGGTCATCCGTTCAGTCAAGCGCACTAAGGTTTTCTATGGCACCCTGAGCATTGATAATCCTAAGGATGCTAAAGGAAATGATCTTACTGCAGAGTATACAAGCATCCCCTTTGTCTTTGATGTGAAGAACCAGAACAGCATCAAGAACATTGACGCTGCAGTAAAGAAGATCACAGGCAAGAACATGCTTCCTATTATGTGTGAGCTTGTGCTTAGCTCTAAGGAAGGCTCTATCCCTACGGGTGCTAAGTTTGGCTTCGTTGATGCCTCTCTTGGTAACGTCTGTGATATTACCCCAGAAGACAACGATGCTCTGCGTAACTTCATCGAAGTAATTGAGTATACCAACGGTAAAATCCTCGACCTCCATGCTGAGCGTTGTGGCAGTGGCTTGACCAAAGAAGATGAAGCTATGGTCAAAGGCATCATTGACAACGACTTCGTGGACGTAGACGAATGAACCATCCAGCAGAGCTAATGGTCTATGCATTCTTGCAGAAGGCTATGGCTGGCGATGCTACAATGACTGAGGAGGTGGCTGATAAGGTCGCCTCCGATGTTAAGGCTGCGCTTAACAAGCAGTTTAACTCAGGTCCACGTGACGAGTTCCGCTTGCGTATGTCTAACATTGGTAAGCCTAAGTGTCAGCTATGGTTTGAGAAGAATGATCCTGCAGATAAGACACCCCTGCCACCGCACTTCCTAATGAACATGATCCTTGGTGATATCATTGAGGCTGTGTTCAAAGGGCTGCTTCGCTCAGCAGGTGTAGACTTCAAGGACAACGATAGTGTCACCCTCAAACTAGCCAACGGTCGTGAGATTAATGGTGAGTACGACATGGAGTTGGACGGTAAGATTGATGACGTTAAGAGCGCATCGCCTTGGTCTTACCAGAATAAGTTTGACTCCCTTGAAACTCTACAGAAAAGCGACAGCTTTGGTTATGTGTCTCAGCTTGTAGGCTACGCTACTGCAGCTAACAAAGATGTAGGTGGCTGGTGGGTAGTCAATAAAGCTAACGGGATGTTCAAGTATGTAGATGCATCTGATGTAGATAAGGATGCTGTACTGCAGGAAATCCAATCTGTAGTAAACTACATTGACAACGATGAACCCTTCAAGCGTTGCTTTACACCTGTCCCTGAGACATACAGAAAGAAACCCTCAGGTAATCTAATCTTAGCTGATGGGTGTAAGTTCTGTGACTACAAGAGGAAGTGCTTCCCACAACTACAAACACTTCCCTCTAGAGTATCAACAGCTAAAGTTCTTCCAGAAGTAGACTACGTGCTAATCAATGACGACAGCACGGAAGCATAACGCAAGACGGTATCGCAGTGGCCTTGAAAAAGAGGCCGCTGCTTTCCTTAAAGAACGGCAGAAGAAAGTATGCTACGAAGAGCTAAGGATTGAATGGGAAGACCTACGCTATCGTACTTACACGCCAGACTTTGAGTTAGACAATGGCATCCTTGTTGAGACTAAGGGCATCTTTGACAGCGAAGATAGACATAAGCACTTAGAGATACAGAGGCAGCACCCTAACCTAGATATACGCTTTGTGTTCAGCAATGCTAAAGCTAAGCTGTATAAGGGAGCTAAGACACGCTATTGTGATTGGTGTGACAAGAACAACTTTAAGTGGTCACACAGAGTTATACCAGAAGAGTGGTTGACAGAGGCAGGTTCACGTACTAAGAATAAGAAACTCATAGTCAAACGAAGGGACTGATATGAAACTAAAGATTGAAAAAGGCGAGGTTGCTTTCCTGATACGGGCCAATGAAAAAGATGGTAAGTGGGATGGTACTTTTACTACTGGCCTTGCGTTTGACCAAGACAAACCTACTCCAGCTATTGCAGGTGGCATTGAAGTATCTGTCACTATTGCTGCTTTCCTTGATTTTCTTACGGATTATCCTGACTTTACAGACGAGCTTGATGAATACAGAGAGGATATCCTAAAAGAGCTTTTCCCTAATGCATACGAGGAAGCATTGCTGGAACTAGAGGGAGAGAAGACAGAGTATGAAACAGAAGGCAACGTCATTAAGCTGAGCAAGTGGAGTAAGACATTTGGAAATGCATGACCCTGTAAACAAACCCTCGCACTACAATCAGTCTGGCATTGAATGTATTGATGCAATGAAGGCTATGACAGAGGGAACAAATGTAGAACCTCACGCTGCTTACTGTTGGCAAAACTCCTTTAAGTATCTCTGGCGATGGCCTTACAAGAATGGGCTAGAGGATTTGCGTAAAGCAAAGTGGTATCTGGATAGACTTATCAGTGAGCTAGAGCAGCATGAAGAAAAAGTTTAATGTATCCTTCATCATTATTATCCCAGAGAGGAACAACATCCTGTCTTCTTTTGAAGAAGCACATGAAGAGGATGTAAGGGATATCATTGAAGACATCTTGTATGACGTAGATGACTTTAAGTTAGAGAACCTTGTAGTAAAGGAGAAGTCTTAATGATTAGCCAAGACGATATTGATGCTATGGCAGAAGATCAACTAGAAATGTTTGCTTATTGGGCACCAGATACCTTTGCTAAAAAGAGTAAGAAGAGTAAGGCCGCTACTAACATTAGTATGGTAATGGAGTTTACCAGTCTTGTTGGGCAAGAGCCTAAACCCTACCTGTATGCTGCTCTGATTAACGAAGAGTTTAACGAGTGGGCTGCAGCAAGGCAGCACATGGACAGAGAGCATGAGCTAAAAGAGTTGACAGACCTGCTATATGTCATCTATGGATACGCCTTAGCTAATGGGTGGGACGTAGACGAGTCCTTCCGTAGAGTCCATGCTAATAATATGGGCAGGTGTGTACAACCAGATGGAACAGTTAAGCGTCGAGAAGACGGTAAGATTATCAAGAACCCCGACTACCCAAAAGTAAACCTAAAAGACTTAGTGTGAGGATCATATGAACAACCAACTACCCACTGACTACCAAGCCTTTATCCACACTAGCCGCTATGCTCGTTGGCTTGAGGAGGAGAACCGCCGTGAAAGCTGGCCAGAGACTGTTGACCGCTATATAACTAACCTTGTAAATCCGAATGTAGACGGAGACATTGCATGGTTTATTCGAGAGGCTGTCCTTGACCTGTCGATCATGCCCTCCATGCGGGCTATGATGACTGCTGGCCCTGCCCTTGAACGTGACAACACTGCTGGCTACAACTGCAGCTACCTACCCGTAGATGACCCTAAGTCCTTCGATGAAGCGATGTTCATTCTGCTCTGCGGTACTGGTGTTGGCTTCTCCGTTGAACGTCAATTCGTGTCGAAGCTGCCTGAGGTGCCACAGCTTTTCAACAGCGACACAGTTGTCGTCGTTAAGGATAGCAAGGAGGGTTGGGCAAAGGCTCTGCGTCAAGTGATTGCACTCCTCTATAGTGGTGAGATTCCTAAGTGGGATGTGTCACGTGTGCGTCCTGCTGGTGCACGACTAAAGACTTTTGGTGGCCGTGCCTCTGGCCCTGCCCCTCTGGTTGACCTGTTCAACTTTGTCATTGCTAAGTTCAAGGAAGCACAGAACCGCAAGCTGTCTTCCATTGAATGCCATGACATCATGTGCAAGATTGGCGAGGTTGTAGTTGTTGGTGGTGTTCGTCGCAGTGCTATGATCTCTCTGTCCAACTTGAGTGATGACCGTATGCGCCATGCTAAGTCCGGTAACTGGTGGGAGAATGAACCGCAGCGAGCCTTGGCTAACAACTCTGTGTCGTACACTGAGAAGCCGGATGCTGTCAGCTTCATGCGTGAGTGGATGGCTCTTGTTGAGAGTGGCTCCGGTGAACGTGGCATCTTCAATCGTCAGGCTTCTGTCAAGCAAGCCAATAAGAATGGTCGTCGTGATCCTAACTTTGAGTTTGGTACTAACCCATGCTCTGAGATTATCCTGCGTCCGTATCAGTTCTGCAATCTCACTGAGGTAGTTGTTCGTGCAACGGATGACATTGACAGCTTGACACGCAAGGTCCGTCTAGCTACTATCCTTGGCACGATCCAGAGTACATACACTAAGTTCCCCTACCTGCGTAAGATTTGGCAGAAGAACACAGAAGAAGAACGTCTCCTTGGTGTCAGCCTTACTGGCATCATGGATAACCCATTGATGACTAGAAAAAATGCAGGCTTGGACAAAACCCTTGAACACCTACGTAATGTTGCCATTGAAACAAACGCTGAGTGGGCTGCTAAACTGGGTATTAATGCTTCTACTGCTATTACTTGTGTCAAGCCATCTGGAACTGTCTCGCAACTCGTTGACAGTGCATCCGGCATCCACGCAAGGCATAGTCACTACTATATTAGAACCGTCAGAGGAGACAATAAAGACCCGCTGACGCAGTTCATGCAGGATCAAGGTATCCCATCAGAGCCTTGTGTAATGAAGCCACAGACTACTACAGTGTTCTCGTTCCCTGTTAAGGCACCTGACAATGCAGTAGTTACCTCTGACTTGTCAGCTATTGACCAGCTAGAAATGTGGCTTATCTATCAGAGACACTGGTGCGAACACAAACCGTCTGTCACTATCAATGTACGTAAAGACGAATGGTTTGAGGTTGGTGCTTTTGTCTACAAACATTTTGACGAGATGTCTGGTGTATCGTTCCTGCCTTACAACGAGCACACATATCAACAGGCACCTTATCAAGAAGTAGGAAAGTCAGACTACGAAATGTTGCTTTCGGTTATGCCAAAGGCTATTGACTGGTCGAAGCTTTCAGAGTATGAGAAGCAGGATAACACCAAGGGCAGTCAAACATTTGCTTGCACTGGTGAAGTCTGTGAAATAGTTGACTTAACATGAGGACTAAAAGATGTTCGCATCTATGATTTCTGCCCTTGTCATAGGGATTGTTACTGTAACCTTTGCTGCAAATGCCATTACCTTTGGCATTGACATGACGAAGAAAGCGGGTAATACTGCTAAACATTACTATGAAGAAGCCGTTGACTACATCGACGGTGAATAACTGAGATACTCCCCCTAGCTCAACTGGACAGAGTAACAGACTTCTAATCTGTAGGTTGTAGGTTCGAATCCTACGGGGGAGGCATTCGCTGGCATAGCTCAACTGGCAGAGCATCTGATTTGTAATCAGGGGGTTGTGGGTTCAAGTCCTACTGCCAGCACCACCAAAAGGAAAGACAATGGCTGTACGCAAACCTTTTAACCGTGCCTTATATCAAGCATACGATACTTCGGCAAAAGCAGCACTTAACAGTTTGCTCATTAACCGTGGTCACACCATCACCAAGACAGACGAAGACTTCTACGTAGATATTGTTTCTACTAAAAACGGTAATACATACTACAACGAAGCAGAGGTTAAGGTAGCATGGGATGGCCCGTGGCCTACGCACTGGGCCGAGGTACGTATCCCTGAACGTAAGACTCGTTTGCTGGATAAGTATGGCTCTGGGTTTCTAAACTTCTACATCTTCCGTAAAGACTTTAAGCAGTGTTTCCGCATCAAGGACAGCGCACTTAAGCCTGAACGATTGAAAGAAGCTAGTGGTCGTAACATTCTAAAGGGAGAGTTGTTCTATCACATTCCCTATGCTGAAGTTGAGACTATTAATCTATAACCTATTAGCCAACTTGGTGGAATAGGTAGACACCAGAGACTTAAAATCTCTTGCTCATATGGGCGTGTCGGTTCGAATCCGACAGTTGGCACCAAACAAAGGAGAAGTAAATGGCTAAAGTTAAGGCGGGTATCGGCGCAAGTAAGTGGAAACCAGAGCCTCACAAAAAGAAAACAGCACAGGGGAAGACACGTAGCTCTATTAAGCTATCTTCTATGAATAAGGCAAAGAAGCGTAGCTACAAAGTTTACAAAGGCCAAGGTTAATATGGACGACTTTCCAGTCAAGCCTACTCGTACTCGTCGCAAGACTAACTATAAGAATGCAGAGGCTAAGCCTGTCTCTGGTCTAGTCCCTAAGACAGCAAAGCAAAAGGCTTTACTAGACGCCGTAAAGCAGAATACACAAGTGCTTGTCCTTGGTCCTGCAGGTACAGGTAAGACATACGTAACAGCCACCTATGCTGCTGATCTGTATACTCTCAAAGAGATTGACAAGATCGTTATTACTCGCCCTCACGTAGCAGTAGGTAAAGAGCTTGGCTTTCTTCCCGGTACACTAGAAGAAAAGACATACCCGTGGGCTTTGCCTGTGCTTGATGTTCTGCAGAAGCATTGGGGCAAGGGTACTCTAGAAACTGCTATCAAGAATGGCAACGTAGAGATGGCACCCTTAGCTTTGATGCGGGGTCGTAGCTTTGAGAATGCTTTCATTATTGTAGATGAAACACAGAACATCACCACACACGAGTTAAAGATGCTGTTGACACGTGTAGGTGAAGGTAGTACTATTGTACTGAATGGCGATGTGCAACAGTCAGACCTTAAAGAAGTAGACGGACTATCTAAGATTATCCATCTAGCTAAGAAGTATATGTTGCCTATCCCCATTATTGAGTTTGGCGTAGAAGACATTGTAAGGTCTGACATCTGCGCTGAATGGGTTAAGATATTTATGAAGGAAGGGCTATGAGTAATGGGGTTGGAAGACGAGGCAAAAGCGTATGCCCTGAGTAAGAAGAAGCTGTTCAATGAAGAGTTACGTGATCTTCAACTGACTATGATTAAGTATATAAATGCTAATCTATATGATAGTCACGAAAAAGACAACGCATTAAGACAGCTACACTCTAGCGTTCTATGGGCAGAAGAAGCAGCAGAGCTACACGGAATAAAGTAAAGGGGCCGAATGGCCCCTCTTCTTTTTGTTAGTACTGGATGTGCTTGTGTGTCTCTATGACTCCATTTAGGATGTCATCTAGCAAGTCAATCTCAGCTATGTTTAGATCGTTAATGTCTGCTTGAACATTGTAGTCTTCTCTAAGGATGTTCATAGCCATGTTACGTTGTTCCTTTGTGCCTTTACGGCTGACCTTACTGACAAGTCTTAGCCGTAGCCCGTCACCACCTGCATAGCCTTGCTCCATACGACTACGCACTTCTGCTCTTACTTGTGTAAGCCTGTTCTTTAGCATGGTGCGTCTGCCATTAAGGTCAGCTTGCTGGAACTGCTTGCTTCTCATAAGCTGTTGCGTCTCCTGCTCAAGCAGAGGGGCAAGCATGGTGTTGAATATACGGTCATACGCAGGTAGGTTGCTACGTTCATTAGCAGTCCACTTGTGCATCTGCGACATAGAGTATGCTTTCTCAGTAGCAGTACGTCCCGGTACAACAGTAACACCAAAGATACGAGCAAAGGGGTTAGGATCATAGAGTTCCCCTTCACGTGTACCTACACGTAGCTCTTCTCCTGTGATGCTGTCTGTCTTGTCGATGAAAGCTTCAAGGATATTGTCAATGTACTTGGTAGCACTAAGGCTAAAAGTCTCGCCTGCTGTTCCTGCTTGTCTGATATCCTTTACCGTATCTGTTTCCATTGCAAAACCAGCAATCTTATTGACTGCATCAAGAGGACGAGTAAAGCCAGCCGCAAAGTTACCAAATGTTTTAGCGAAAGCAGCAGCGGTTTGACCACCACGAGCACTACCTTCGTCGCCGTTAAACACAAGGTCAAACAGATTATACAAGTCATTGCCAAACTGAGCATCCCTTGCAAGCTGTCCAACACCTAGTTGGATAAGAGCATCCTCTTGAAGCTCTTTTGGGATGGACTCACCGCTTGCTTTAAGATTAATAGCTCTGCCTAGTGCAAGGAACAGAGAGAAGGGATATGTATTCTTAGCGTCAATAATAGTACCACCAGCAGTCTCTACTTCAAAGGTATCAAGACCTTTTTCTCTGCGTCCCTTGTCATACTGTGCTGCAAGACCAAGAGCAGTAGTGCCTACAAGCATTCTAGAGAGAGCGTCTGCTTCTGTTAAGCTCTTTTCACCGCCTTTAATTGTCCTGTATCCAAACTTAATAAGTAACTCTGGTGCAGCAAGAGGCGTCCACTGATACGCTGTTGCAAGAACGTTATTAAAGAAGCGCCCGAAAGGAAGGATTGTACCCAACACTGGAGTAGCAGAGAACTTCTCTACTAAAGAGGCAGCACTACGAAGAAGCTCAGGCTGATCTTGTGTTGTATAATCCTTAGCAAAAACAGAACGCAACGTAGTATCTGTAGCGGCATTCAAAACGTCATCGTCTATAGCATCTACAGTACCATTCTGCATAGCTTCACGCAGAGTAGTGCCCTTCTTCAAGCGGAGATACTTATCAAGTTCTCCCATGAACATCTGAGACTTAGTGAAGCTGTCTTGAACACGGACGCCTGTAATGATGTTAGCGCCATTAGCAAAAGCTTCAGTACGCTTAAACCATTTTGCCTCAGGATTAACACCAAACCTACGAGATGTACGTTCAATACCGCTTGTCACAGTCTCAAACAGAAGCTTCTCAACATCAGGGTTTACTTTAAGGAAGTTGAGATATGCGTCATGCGTAGTGTAGGGGTCCATCAAGTTACGCAGCTTCTGTGCTTGTAGTGTACTCAATGCTCTTGCTTGACGAAGTGCTTCCGAAGCGCCTTGCTTATTAAAGGGCGCTTTAAGCATAGCAGAGCCTACAAGAGTAGTAGCATTGAATAGGTCTGCTAGTGTTTGACCTGCATAGTATTGAGTAAAGCCAGCAACGTTAGCCATAGTTGTTGCAGGCGACGACACAAGCAGACGCTTCCAAACAGACTGCATATACTTCAGTCTATTAGGGCTGTCTAAAGCTTCATCAATAGTTTCCTTAGCATTAACAGCAGCAAGCTTTGCATCCATAGCATCTGTAGCGGCTACAAGCTGAGCGTCTACTTGTCTACGGAAGATAGACATAGTGTTAAGCACTTTACCTGCTTGACTAATATCCTTAGCAAGCAAGTCTCCAAGTTTAACACGTGTCTCAGATAATTCCCCTAGCTTAATGCCAGTAGGCTGAAGCGCATCGTTAATCTCTTTAAGTTGACTGTCATCTAAGTATCTTACAAAGTTAGTCATAACGTCAGAGATCGTCTCATTACGAGAGAACTTTACGTTAGCATTTTTGAAAGCTTCAAGGACACCGCCCTCATAGATTACCTTACCTGCAGTACGTGTCTCTTTACCTAAGATGATCTCTCTGATAACTTCAACAGGAACAGCGTCATACTGCTTACCGTCTTGTACTTTAGCAGACCAAGTTTTGATAGCAGCAACAATGTTACCAGTAGCTTTCTCGGTGGCTTCTTTATTAAGCTTAGGCATAGAAGCTTCAATGACAGCGTTAGACACTTTCTCAAGAGGATCACCAGTGTCTGCTAGGCCAGAAGCACCACGGAACTTACCAAAGCCAAGCTGAGCTAAGCCAGCAATACCACCAGCCAAAGCACTGAAGCCTGTCTGCAGCTTGCTATACTCTTCTTGTGCGCCTACATCCAGCATAACGTTTTGGATTTGTACGTCTTGCAACATAGCAAAGCTGGAGTCAAGTGCAGTAGTATAAAGCAAGGACCGTTTAGCAGCCTTGTCTCCTGCAGCTTGCAAAGCTTTAGTACGAGCCTGTCTGCCTAGAGCCGCTAAGCCTTCACGCTCAACTCTTTCAGCTACAGTCTTGTATACCCCACCTGCAACTCTGGTGTTGTATCCTTCTCTGACAAGCCTACGTGCAGCTTCAATGCCAGCACGTTCAGCAGCCTCTTTAGCTGCAGCCTGATTAGCTGTTGCTCTAAAAGTAGAACGCCCTGCTTCTGTAAGAGCCTTGCGGATAGCAGCCTTGCCACCAATAGTCGTGCCTACTGCAGCACCCCTTGCAACACCGCCCGTAAGAAGACCAATGTAGTTAGTAGGGTCACTAGCAGCAGCGCCAATGTACTCTGCTACGCCCTCTACGGCACCAGCAAAGCCATCGTTAACAAAGACATTGCCTAGCCTGTCATAGATTTGATAGGCACGAGAGGCAATCTCTTTCTGGCGTTCATCTGCCTTAGAGATAAAGCGTACCTCACCCGCTGTAGAAACAACGTTAGCATTGAAGTAACGCATCTGTTCTACAAAGTCGTCTACTACTTTATCAGGAGAGGCGGACTGGTAGTCAGTACCCTTACGTTCAACCATGTAGTCACGAAGGACATTGTTATACTCAGGCTTTAACAAGTCAGCCTGCTTCAATGTAGCGTCAGACTTTAAGAGGCTATCGTCAAACTCTTGTGTAGGCAGCACAGACCTACCACCAAAGGTATTCCTGTTTTGCTCAAAGCGCATAAGCTCTTGCTTTAACTGGCTGTAGTTTTCCATGTGTGCTATTACCTTAAGATGCTAGTAAGTCTGCTGTCGCTAATGCTACGGCCTCTGTCTTCGCCTTCCTCATAAGGTCTAATTGTAACAGTCGGACTGACTCCTGTCAAATATTGTTCTGGGATAAGAGCAAGCTGATCCTTAGTTATGTTGTACGCACCTACCCTGCCTTTGATAGTAACTCTATACTCAGCATCTACAGGGTTGTTTACAATGTTGAGATTAGCCATAGGCTTTTCAATGTACTGTTCAATATCATCACGGAAGTAGAAGTTCAAACCACCAATGGCTGTCTCAGGAAGACCTCTTTCTCTCCGCTGTTTACGTGTCATACTATCCCACTGCTCTCTGGTGTACAGGTCAGTGTATTTACCCTCTACATCGCTAAAGATAGCAAAGCCTTTAAGGGCATCCTCTACGATAGCCTTACCTTCTTCACTTAAGGGTGTTGCAGGCTTGAACTCGTCATCCTCAGGTACAACAGCATTTTCGTCTAGGATAGTAGTGGGTATTTTCTCTGGTGTAATGTCCTCACCTAAAGGCTCACCTTCTCCAGAGGACATCTTCTGATCTTCCTCCGGTTTTAAGCCAATAGGATCAAGCCCAACGCTTTCTCTAAGGCTGTTAAACTCTTCAAGACCATAGCTATTTCTAATAACATCAGCCATGATACGGTTATCAAAGACAGCAGGTCCATACGTGTCTAGCATGGACAGAACAATAGGCTGAGCTTTGTACAAGGCCCAAGCATCTAGTCTAGTGCTTACATAGGTATTCTGTTCATTAATAGAGGCATCTGGGTTGTCCTCTAAGAACTTCATCCTTAAGTCTCTTGCATACTGCTCAGCTTCATCCGAAGTCTTATAGTCAGAGAGGGTCTCATTAAATGTAGTAGCAAAGTCTAAGGACACCTCAGGCGTAATAAAGGGGCGCTCAGAGAAAGTCATCCACGCATTGTCATACATAGAGCTATAATCACTAAGCGAAGCAAGCTGGTTAATCTCTCTGATAGACATACCACCATACGATAAATCTTCTGCAAGACGCTTCTCAGCAGCTTCTCTAGCACCAAACCCAAACAGTTGAGAGATAACAGAACGATCCGTTGTTGTCGGAGTAGCAGCAGCACCCTCTGGCAGTCTAGCTCCATAAGTCTGCATAGCATAGTCAACAAGGCTCATGTTAACCGGAGGAAGGTTAGCAGGCATCTGTACGACAGCTTGAATGTCGTCCATAGAAAGAGTACTGCCCATGCCACGCTGGCTAGATGCAGCCTGCAGTTGGTTATAAAAGTCTTGAATGCCCGCAGGACCAGTAGCCATAGCGTTAGATACCATAGCCTCTCTCTGTGCTAGAGGAATACTGGGGTCCATAAGGGCCATAGCATTTCTGCCCAACTGAGCAGCCTGTCTAGCACGGGCTTCTCTCTGAGCACGTAAGATATTGTTCTGCTCAGCTAGTTGGCGCTGACGTTCTTCATAATCTTTAGCTTCGCTTTTGCGTTCTTGCATAGCCTGAGTTTGGCCCTCAAGAAACGCTGCACCAAAAGCTTTCCAATCAAATGCCATTCTTCTTATCCTCTCGCCATAAGACCTTTAGGAGCCGCTTCTTCCTTAGCTTCGTACTCAGGAGTTTCAGCTTCTTCAAACTCTGGTGTTTCCATTTCTTCTTCCGGCCCCACTTCTTCAGCGTCTTCACCGACAAGCTCAGACAGAAGGCTCTTACCGGGGTCTTGCATATCTGTACCTTCTTCTTTTAGGTACTTCATAGCAAGGAGTTTGAACCTGTTAATCTCAGCATCTTTAGCTTTCTTGGCAGGATCACCCGGCTCTTCTTTTACAGTGATGCCGTAGGACTCAATAGCTTGCTTTAAGAAAGATGTAATGACTGGAGCAACGAGCATACCAACATCAATAGTGTGGACGCCACGCATGACACCCATCATGTAAATGCTCTCTGCGACAGGCTTAAGGGGAACACCCATCTCACACATGACAGCAAGATCATCAATGATGTCTTGGTCTGCAAGCTTCTCAATGTAATACTTGGCCACTTCCTCAACAGTGTTAATCTCAGGAGGGTTTTCCCAAGGGGCACTCTTAGGCTCCATTGTAAGAGACTGGCCCGGAATCGGTGCTTCAAATACTCTTGTCATATCTTTGTCCTATTTATTTTGTGAAGCCTGCGCCAAAGTATAATCCTACAATGGCTGAAACTATATGTGTATCAAGGGGAGTAATTACAAAGCCTCTAGCAGCCTGCCACTTAACTACTTCTGTGTCACCACCAAAGATCATACCCCAGAGAGTAGTCTGCATTTCAGAGTAGCCAACAATGACAGATACATCAGGATACCATACAGCTACGAGCTTTGGCAATACGATAATAGCAAACACAGAAGAAAGGGCAATGAGGCGTCTTGTCCAAGCAAAGTGCTTATCTGTCTTGCCTGCATCACGGGCAGCATTAACTTGTTTAGCACTGAAGTTGGCACGTTCCATGAGCATCTTCTGTTGCTCTTGTTGTGCCTTCATGCGTTGACCCATGATAGACATGACCCCACCTAAAACAGTGGAGCCAAGCATGGTGATTAATTCAAGGGGTAAGCCGAACATTGTGGTTACTCTTGTGTTGGTTTAGCTTGAGGTCTTGGAGATGTACTCATAGGTGGTACGGAACGTGAGTCTACGGGCATTGTACCTCCGTACATTCTTGTGTATGCGGCCTTAGCATCTGTCCATCTAGTTGATGCTTCTGTGGCACCTCCAGCATGACCAACAATATCTTTTAGACTATCAGATGTAATGTTCTTTGTATTAAAACCTTTATCTTCCAAGTATGCAAGAGTAGCTTTCAACATAACATCCATGTCTGTTATTAGTAAATCTGGATTTGCCACAAGATCAACGCCTATTGCATCACCTATTTTTTTGTAGTTATTCCTGCCTGTGAGTTGAATAAGTCCTCTTCCTCTAAATCTACTACCGTCACCTACTTGTGTATTACCAAGTTTATAGCGTTCACTTCTGTATTGGTCATCATAGTAGATATCAAAAATCATATTATTCTTTGTGGCGTCATCGCCATTTATATACGTTGGGTTGTTCGCCAAATCTATAAAAGCTTGTTTTCGATCCGCATTTCCGCCGAGATGTTCTGCTATTTCTGCTGGTGTTCTATTTCTGTTAAGCTTTCCGCTATATAGCCTACCCCCTTCTAAAAGGTCTGTTGCAGACTCGTGTTCAACTGTCGCTACAAATGCTGCCGCTGCAACTGGATTAGTAAATGTATCTTTTGCAAACCGTTCTACAAAAGACATGATAGGCGTAACTTTGTTTTCTTTTTTAGAGAACATATAAGGAGCATAGGGCATCGACACAGGAAGAGTAGGCTCAGGGGGTTCATTTCTATCACGAGCCATCAAGCCTTGATCTGTAATACTAGAAACTGCTGTTATATCCACAGGAGCAACATCTAGTGACTCATTATGCTCTTTCCCTTGATGCCAGAAAGGTGCTGTAGTATTAGGCGTAATAGCTTTTTCATTAGAATATCTATGTGCCCATTCTTCTGAGGTCAAGGAACGTGTTATGCCAGCCCCTTGTCTATCTTGACGGAGTAGCTCTGCACTTCTACGAGCCTCGTCTTGCATGTCCATCTCTTTATAGACTTCCATGTGAAGCGTTCTATTGTCTTGCTTTTCGGGCTTGCCTTGTTGTAAAGCCTTACCTCCAAGGGTTGTAAAGAGATTAGACACCTTATCAAAGAAGCCTAACTCTTCTGCCTTCTGTTCTTGTCTTGCACCAATGCCATCGCCTACGCCTTTCTTAGCGGGGCTATCTGTTCTAGCTACAGGTCTAATGGATGTTACGGGAGCAATAGCCATTTCAGTATTACCTTTACTCTTAGAAAATGATATCAGCGACATTGGTGACAAGGGCCGACAAGAAAGTACCAGCAGCAGAACTCCAAAGAGAATCACTAGAGTCTTTACTAACTTTGGAAACAAGTAAGTCAACATCCCTCTGCCTCGCATTCTCTGAAGACTGCCAAGCCCAAGAAAGTAAATCTCTTTCACGCTGAACAATGTTATTATATGCTGACATGGTAAGACTATTTGCAGCAATAGCTGAGTCTCTATTGACTTGGTTCTGCGCTGCATTTTCCGTAGTGGTGATGTTCTGGAACCACTGTGTGTTAGCTTGTGCAATTACAAGAGCATTGGTAGCGTTAAACTGGTCACGCTGATTAGAAAGGCTGGCGTTAAACTGCTCCATAGCGTTAGTTTCACCAGCGTTAAACCTATTCATTGCGTTAGTCTGTTCAGTGTTAAACTGAGCAATGTTGCTTGACAGCGAAGCAAAGAACTGATTGGTCTGGTTCTCAGATGTAGCATTGAATTGTGCAGCAGCATTACGAGCAGCAGTATCATTGAGTAAGACATTCAGCATCTCTTGTGTCTTGAACACAGCAGTCTGTTGCTGATTGTCAAGGTTCTTCATGTCCATCTGCAGGAAGGCTTGAGCATTTTGTACTGCAGCTTGCTGACGGTTATCCAGATTAGCCAAGTCAACCTGCGTCATAGCTGCAGCGTCTGCCATGATCTTAGCGTTACGTGCGTCAAGGTTAGCTAAGTCAACAGTCTGGGCCAGACGAGCATTCTCAAGGGCCACTTGCTGTTGAGCATTAAAGTTCATGTTAGCAATGTCGCTGATCTTAGCAGCGTTAGCTACACGAGTTTGAAATTCCTGTGTAAACTCCATGCCAAGGAAGTTTGCTCTTTGCTCAGCAGCAAACATGGCACTCTGTTGACGGTTAGACAGGTTCTGTAACTCAAATGTTGCAGAAGTCTTAGCATCCTGCATGGCAATGGGCAGAGCACTTTCCATAGCAGCTTGAATAATAGCCTGACCAGCCATACTCGAAGCGCCTAAACCACGGGAAGCCATAGCTCCCGCAGCGGCTCTCATAGCTCCAGCAGCCCAAGCAGGAGTTTCGCCGCCTTCAAACTGCTCCATCAAGCCAGTAAGCTGACCCTGTACTGTAGCGTCTGTAGAGGGAGCACCAGTAGCTGCAGAAAAGTTTACTTCTTTCTTGACCCTATCCATATCTACTGTCGGGCCACTAATAAGCTCGCCCTCTTGAACAGTACGGTCTTCTGGAGCCTGAACCTTCTGAGCTTCGTCAATCTGATCTACAGTCAAGTCAAGAGAGGATAATTCGTCAGGCGACATAGTAACAGCATCGGATAAGGCTTCATCGCTAGGCTTACCAGTGGCTGCAGTAAGTGTATCAAGTGTATCTTGTGCATCAGTGGCAGTTTGTTCAGCCGTAATAGTAGCAGCTTCAATGGATTCAGGAGCAGCTACATCAGCAGCAGGAGTCACTTCAGTAACATCAACAGTAGGAGCATCATCAAGTTGACCTTTATCCTCTGAGATAGTACCAGCAGCCTTGTCTTCCTCAGACACAGTAGCTACGTCTGCAGTGGTAGTCATTGATGCCGGATCATTAAACGCTTCACCTGTAGCTTCAGTACCAGTAGGAACACCCGCAGTGCTTAAGTTTTTCATAGCTGTACTAAGAGCAGCTTCAGCAGAAGTCAGAGCAGCTTGTGCACTATCTACTTTTGATTTAAGGGATGTATCAGAAGGATTAGCAGCAAGTGCTTGGTTTGCATCATTAAATGCACTACGCTTAGCAGCTACGTTAGCTTGAGCTTTATCTACTTCAGCTTGATAAGAGGCTACGTCTCCGCCTTCAGCCATCTTGACAGGCTCACCCTCAATAGCCCTACGTGCAGCTAGAGTGTATTTTCCCATCTTAGCAGCAGCAGCAGGGTTAGCAGCTAAGAAAGCGTTAACCTCGTCTGTTTGCATAGAGCTTCCTGTGTACCCTACTTTGGGTAGCAGTACAGCCATCTGCTGTGGTGTAAATCCTGCAAACTTCTTAGCCATATTATTTGTTCCCTAATTGCATATACACAGCCGTAGCAATAAAGCTGAGTATAGCTATTGTTGTAATCTTAATAAAGGTAGACCAAACGCTTTTCTTGGTGTCTCTCCAAGCAGCTAACAGACTACGCATGTCACTAATGTCTTTACCTGCAGTTTCATCATGTAAGCCAATAGCCGACAAAGCTTCCCTAGCACCACGCCGTGCAGCACGATCAAGCATAGCTTCAAGTTGCTCAGGTGTCAATGAAAAGTCAGACATTTAAGGCTTTCCTGTTTAGTTTTTAACTTCTAGATAGCAGGTCACAAGTGACGACACATTAGTTGCTGGATTGTCTACATAGATGTCCACGGCAGTTGCAGGGCTTTGGCAGAAGGCGTAGCCCACGTTGCCGCTGTGGTCTTCGTCGCCAGTGTTATAATCTCCGGCGAGATAGTTCTGCGAGCCGGAAATTGGGTCAGTGCCACCCGCTGCATTTCTGAACGTGCCAAAGTTTGTGCTGGTCTCTAGTAGGCTTGTGGCGCTGCCGATTTGGCCCAGAATACCCATAGACGCCACAGACACTGTGCATAGGCTGCTGTCGGATGCATTGATGGTGGGGTTTCCGGTGCCGGTGTCTGCCGAGCCGTAGGTGTCCTGAACAGTCACACTGCGGATCACCGTGTTGCCCCTGATGTGGAAGCACACCGTGCCGGAAAGCCCAGAGCTGCCAGCAAAACCGCTGACCGTTGTCCCGCTCTCGGTTGAACTCTGGACGATGCGATATGCAATCTGCGCCCCGTTGTCAGTGAAGATGCCGTTGGTGTTCCCATATGAGTGGGCGAGCGTCCATCCGCTCGGCACGGCTGTCGGGCTGGCGTTATTGCACGACCTCGTGGTCACGAGAAGGTCGCCGGTCTTGAGGCCGCTCGGAAGCGTCAGCGAGGTGCTTTCGTTGGATATTGTGTGACCAACGATTGACGCCGAAGTGATGGCGTTATTAGTAATTATTGCTGGAGATGCAAACATTATTGAAGCGCCTGTATGTTAAGACTCTTATATCCGTTAATCTTAGTGATGTAGAAGAAGAAGTCATCGCCGCTTGTCGTGGTTGTGCCATCTCCTGTTTCTCTATTGAAACCTGTTACAGTTATAACGCCAGCCGAAGCGCCATTAGTAACCTGAATAATCATGGTATAGTCACCGGATTCTGTAGGAGCATTAAGCGTAAAGGCACCGTTATTAACAATATGTTTTAGATTTCCACCTACAGGAGAAGGTGTATAAGTGCCACTTGATATAGTGCCATCATC